GGGTACCACCTTCAGTAGTAGTACCAGGTGCATTAGCATTTAATGACACTGTAGCTCAACCTTGGTATGCTCCAGCTGGATTAAATCGTGGTGGTTTGACTCGCGTATCTGATACATATGTAAGATTGTCACAAGCAAATCGTGATACATTGTATGATGCACGTGTTAACCCTATTGCGAACTTCCCTAACGAAGGAGTAGTAATTTGGGGTCAAAAGACACTACAAGCTCGTCCAAGTGCATTAGACCGAGTAAATGTGCGTCGTTTGTTGATTGCGGTTAAGAAATTTATTGCATCTTCAACTCGTTATTTAGTATTCGAACAAAACACAGATGCAACTCGTTTGCGTTTCTTGGCTATTGTTAATCCTTATTTAGAATCAGTTAAGAATCGTCAAGGATTATATCAATTCCGAGTTGTTATGGATCAATCAAATAACACTCCAGACTTAATTGATCAAAATATTTTATATGGTCAATTGTTCCTTCAACCAACTAGAACGGCTGAATTTATTGTATTAGATTTCAATATTCAACCTACGGGAGCAAGTTTCCCAGAATAGTATTTAGGTTAAACAAAAGAAAGGTAGGACTTCGGTTCTACCTTTTTTACTTTGCCAATATTTATATAAAAAGAAAAAAGAGGATACAACATGGCATTGACTCCAACTTTACCGGACATTAGTCAAGACGATTTATTTAACAGTGCATTTTCGTGGGAACCGAAATATACTAATCGTTTTATTATGCAATTAGCCGGCACAAATATTCCTGCATACCTTGTAAAGGCAGCAGCTCGTCCTAGCATCACTAACGGCGAAATTGTTTTAGATCACATTAACATTGACCGCAAAGTAAAAGGCAAGTCTCGTTGGAATGATGTGTCTATTACATTATATGATCCAGTAACAGCAGAAGGCGCTCAAACAGTAATGGAATGGATTCGTTTTCATCATGAATCATTAACAGGCCGCGATGGTTATTCATCAGATTACAAAAGAGACGTTGAATTTTATGCATTATCAGCATTAGGCGAAAAAATCGAAAACTGGACATTAAAAGGTGCATTTATATTAGATGCAAACTTTGGTTCAATGGATTGGGCTACAGAAGATGCAGTAACAATTGAATTAACATTGAAATACGATTACGCAATTCATCAATATTAAGAATCACAATTTAATGGGGGCTTTTGCCCCCATTTTTCATGTTCAATCATATTTATAATAAAGTTACAGGAGTTTAAATGAGCGGATTAACAGACCGAGTTTCAAATCAAGATCTAATCTTATTAGCAAAACAACAATACGAACAAGACAAACGAAAAACTATTCCAAGTGAAGTAGTTCAATTGATTACTAATGGACAAGTTTATCCAAAAACACATCCACTTCGTTCCGGAAAAATTGAAATGCGATACATGACCGCATATGATGAAGATATTTTAACAAATCCATCATATTTACGAGAAGGTATTGTATTAGATAAATTATTAGAAGCTTTGATTGTCACGCCTGTTGATTATGCAACAGTTTCGAAAATTGATAAAAATGGATTGATCATTGCAGCTCGAATATTGAGTTATGGAAAAGAATATCCAGTTATCGTTACTGATCCTAAAACCGAAAAACAACTTAATCGTGTTATTGATTTAAGTAAAATACTTCCTAAACAATTTGAATTAGAATCTGATGATAATGGAGAATTTGATTATGTATTAGATAATGGCATTAGATTAAAATTTAGATTTTTGTCAACAGGTGACGGCGAAGATTTAAAAATATCTGAATTTTTAGAACGATCGATTACACAAATTAATGATACTAGAAATTTAGAAGACATCAAAAATTTTATTCGTTATGAATTTCTAGCTCGAGATGCAAAAAAATTCCGAGCTCATGTAGCCCAAAATATTCCAGATTTAGATATGAAATATGAGTTTGAAGGTGAAGATGGGAGCACCTTCATCTCCGGGTTTCCGATTGGAACAGACTTTTTTTGGTTTTAAACCAGAAGACCGAGTAAAACTACACGAAAGCTTATTTAATTTAGTATGGTTCGGCGCCGGCCGATGGGACTGGGAAACATTATACACAATGCCGGTATATATACGTAGATTTTGGATCAAAAAGATAAATAAGATGAATGAAGAAGCAGAACAACGTGCAGAACAACTACAAGCTAAACAACAAACTAAACGAAAACAAAAAATCGTAAAATCTCCATTGTAAATATTTATATAAAATGGAACGTTTTATATGACCAATCATACGCAACTTATTATTCAGTTAAAGCAAATGCCTAGACAAGGAAGTAGCGCAGCAGATGCATTAGATGCTTTTAACAAAGCATTGAAAGATACATTTTCTACATACCAAAAAGGTGCCGGAGATTTAATCAGAGAAAATGTTTTTGATTCATTAGCAACAAGTGCACAAAAGACATATAAAGAAATTAGCGTTCTAGAACAACGAAACCGAGGATTATCAGATTCACTTAAAGTAAATACAACAAGAGCTGCTCAATTAAGTCAAGCTTTTGATAAAATGGCTGTTAAAATTGGTACAAATGCTGATAAACTAAAACAATATGCTGGCGATTTAAATAAATTAATTCCAGGACAAACAAGATTTTTAACTCAAGGAGGAAAATTAGGTACTGCGATTGCTAAACAAATGGACTTAATGCGCACTAAATTAAGTTTGTCAGATGAACAATATCAATCATTATTAAAAAATCAAGCGTTGTTTGCAGATAAAAATCAATCTGTAACAGCCGGTATGAGTAAATTTGAAAGCATCTTAACTGAAGCTGGTAATACATATGGTAAAGATTTTGAAGCTGTAGAAGCAGCAGTGACAGAAGCTGTTGCAGCTATGGATTCTGAATCAGCCGCTCGTTTCGGTAAAATGTCTAATAAAAGTTTTGTAGAAGCTGTAATGGGTGCTAAAAAACTAAACATCGAAATGAATAAATTATTATCAATCGGTGATAGTTTTTTAGATGTAGAATCAGCTATTGCAAATGAATTAGAATTACAACTTTTAGGAGCTAAAGCATTAAATGTTGCAGAAATACAAAGAGCAGCATACGCAGGAGATGCTAATGAATTGCAAAAACAATTAACAGCATTTCTTGAAGAAAATGGGGAACAATTAAAAGAAAATCCAATACTTCTAGAAAAAGCAGCTGCAGCATTCAGCATGCAAAAAGGTGAAATGCTAGATATGTATGCTTCATTGAAATTAAATAATGAAGCTGGAAAAGAATCTGGAAAAATTGAACAAGATAATACTAAAACTCTAGAAGATAAATTAGATATACGATCTGAAGACCAAAAACTTCAAGATGCTGCCAATGTAGAATATGCTAAATCTTTAGTAGAAAAATTCGGCACCCCGGCAGCCATGGCAGATCATATTAATAAGATTGCAGATAAAGCAAAAGAAGCACAGACAGCTGCATTAGCAGGCGCTTCTGAAATTGCTGCAGCTCTTTCTGATAGTACATTTGTAACATCAATGAAAGCTTTAGTATCAACATATGGAACGGTTAAAGACGCAATTACTGGTTTAGGAAAAAATGAAGCAGCTACTGTTTCTGATTCATTAGGTAAACAATCAAAAAATGATTTATTTATCCCAGCTGGATCTGGAGACACAATGATATCAGGTCCTTTTGGGTCATTCACAATGAATCCAGGCGATGATATTTTAGCAGCACCGAATATTAGACAATCTGGTGGCGGCACTAGTGCAATTATTGCTGCTTTAAGCAAAATGTCATTTCATGTTACTAATGTATTTGATGGAGATAAAATTAAATCGCAGTTAGAAATTCGCCAAGGTCAAACTTTAAACAATATAAATAATATAGCATAAGGATTTTTTAAAATGCCAAATCAGGTAATATACATTCCAGTTTATGATTATAAAAATCCGTATGGTTCATCTATATTACAAACTCAACAAATTGTTGACACTAGAACTATGTATGAAAATACATCATATGTTTCTACAGATAATAAATTAGTAAATAAAGATGATTTTCAAACGCAAACAAACCCTGCAGGATCTACATATCAATCTAGATATGATATTTTACAAAATCGAGGTAATTCTACATTAAACTCTATAGTAGGTCAATTAGGTAGAAGTGCATTATCTGGTATAGCATCTGGGCTTGGTACTGGACTAACTCAACAATTTGCACAGCCCCAGATAAATAGAGTTCCGGTGCCTGTGACATCTAACATGTTTCGCATACAAGGCGATGGTGCTGGTGAGACTGAAAATATGAATCAACCATATGAGTTTACGCCGATATCTAGAATTGATGAATTATCAAAATGGTCTATAACCAAATATAAAGATTTTAGATCATTTAAAGGACTTACATTTAGTCCACAAAGTGTAAGATTAGATGGCGCTAGCGCAGCAACTAGAAATATACGTAACTTTGATGCATTAGGGTCAGCTACATCGATAGCATACGCTGGCGCTTCAATTGTACCAGGTGGTGCATATACAATATTCAATTTAGAATCAACATATGGTTTTGGCACTCATGGCGATCCTAATGTATTACGAAGAGACTTTACAGCAGGTACGAATGTAAGAACATATTGGAAAGAAAATCCAGACTTTAAAGGCGGCAAATGGGTAACAACAAAAAATCCAGCTGAACTTGCAACTGAATTCCGCGGAGATAAAGTAAATGTTATTGATTTTTCTAAAAGAAAATTAAAAGATGTTTATAATTGGAAAGCCCCATGGGGAGATGCAACTAATGCATTCAATAGATTTTTAGGTGCAACGGATTTAACTAAAGATTTTATTAAATTCTTTTTTACAGGTCCTAAATTAAATGCAGGTAATATTAATGATGAAGATGATATAATTGCATTTCGTGCGACGCTTGATTCATTATCTGATAGTCACAATGGCAATTGGCAAGCAGTTTCAATGATCGGCCGTGCTGATCCGAATTATACATATACAGGATATACTAGGGATGTAGGTTTAGGATTTACAGTATATGCAACTTCTCGTGATGAAATGAAACCAATATGGAGAAAATTAAATGCATTAGCCGGTTATACTGCTCCCGATTATGGTTCAAAGACAATTGCATTAAAAGGCCCATGGATGCGTATAACTATAGGTGATTTATTTTATCAACAACCAGCAATTGTTACATCATTATCATATACATTAGTAGATGCAGATACAACTTGGGAAATTAATATAGAAGAAGATCCAACAATGATGCAATTGCCTCATAAAGTATCGGTACAAATGAGTTTCAATTTATTGACAGATTATTTACCAGAAAAAGGCGGTCGTTTCTATTCATTGGCAAAAAAATACAACGAAGATGGCGTTCCGAAAAGAGGTGGCCATAATTGGTTGAGTGATTTCGGAACCAATGATATTGATGAAAATATCTATAGAAGAGCAAATGTCAACCAACAATCTAACGTTAGCGTCGAAACACCTACCGCGGCTGCACCTGCAGCTGCTGCAAATCAAGATGTAACTAATAATACTAGTTTACCTTCATATGAATCCGAAGCTAGTGTATTAGCGGGAGATAATTTTAATTTTAATACATAAAAATTTTAACATTGGATAATATGAACAGATATCAAGATATATCAACATTACGAGACAAAAATGGACGCAGAAAGAAAGCATCTGTTATTTATCCTATACCTCCTTTAACTAATTTAGATACATATATTCGAACGACTACGATAGAACGATTAGATGTATTAGCAAATAAATTTTATGGTGATACTACATTATGGTGGGTAATTGCATCAGCTAATGGTTTAGGTAAAGGATCATTATATGTGCCTGCCGATTCTGTAATAAGAATTCCAGATGCAAATTCAATTAAAGAGTTAATAGAAAGATTAAATACTACAAGATGAGTCAGTTATTTTATTCGCAAGTTAATACCGCAGTTCAACGAGAACTTATAGCCCGCGGCACTGTTCGAACTAAAGATAATTCAACAGCTGCATTTGATTTCATGTTAGGTAAAATTGCGAATGTAGAAATACAAGCATTTGATAATAATCCTACTGCTGAATCAAAGCCGTTAGCAGGTTTTGGTACATTAGGTGGATCGACAGTTTTAAATGATTCATATCGCCCAACGGGCCCATTAGGTTATTTAAATGATACAGTGAGACCATCACATAGAATTCCTCCATTCATAACAAATGTTTCGGTTAGTGTAAATGACCAATCTAAAATGTATATTAATAAAGCAACGATATCAATAAAAATTTTAGATGCAACAACTGATTTAGATCAAATGGAAGAAATATATT